ACGAATTTCAACTCGAAGACTTACCCAAGCTAGTAAGTCTTATCAACCAGAAAAGGATCAAAGCCAATGACAAGCAAGGAAGCTCGTAACATCCGAACGCAGCTGTATGTGTCATCGCAGCTAATCGGAAACCTGTGTGACGACTACCCAGAGTCCGTCTGCATAAATCTAGCCGCCGACAAAATCGACGACGTTACAAACCTAACAAACATGTTCCTAGACGGAATGATCTTCGAGGATCAAAAAGTGAGCATCGAACCATGAACAACGAACCACGCACCATAAAAAACGAAGCAGACGTGCTAATCACGCTGCTTTCTTATCTACACCTTCACTACCTCAAGGTCAGCGAAACCGACGAACCACATGTCGCTATCTCAGTTGACCCTGTGGAACTAACTCAGTGCATCGCAGTACTAGCACGCGCCCAAACTATGCGAGGTATCCAGCCATGAGCCGCATGCCATGCAGCATCACCGACGACCCATACAACGACTACTCTGACTACATCGAACAGAAGGGTGTCTACAAACCATACGTCGAACCAGACCCAGACGAGGCTTACGAAGAAGAGCGCCAGAAGGAGATCGATGAAGAAAGCTAACCTAACAGACGAGCAAATAATCGAGCTGTTCGACACACACCCAAACCTATTTCTCAGTGAAATAGCCACACTAACCGGCAAAACCGTGCCTGAACTCAAGAAAATTTTATTAGGGAGTAACAAATGGAACTAGTAGCACTAAATCAATTCACTGGATCTCAAACCTTTACCCGATGGACCCCTTTTTCTGGAAGTGTACTTACTGAAGGTGCATTGTATGTAGCAGAACAAGCCGGTGCTTACTGGCTGTTTGACGCAATCCAATCTCATTTAGATGAAAACAAATCAGACTGGGCCCAAACAATTCTTACTGTAAACAACGACGACAGCGCTGAGTTAGTCATGACAAATGGCAACAACGACCCACTCAGCTCGCAAAAAGTCCCGTTCACCGACTTCCCACAGAAACAAATCACGATTTGGTCTGTACGCAACGAGCTAGGTGCTCACACCCACATGCTGCCATCGGAGTACTAACTATGACTGACACAACCGTTCTACTTCAACCTGTTGGGCTCGTTCATACACCCAAAGATATGGATGAGCTTCAAGATTACATCGGTAAGTTTCATGGAGGAGAAGCTGTTGCTGCCTTCACCTGTGCCTGGATGGCATGGAACTTAGCCGCCAAACTAACCAACCCAGAAGGGAGGTCCGCCAACGATGAATGACATATATCAAGAAGAATTCATGAACGCGTTCAAGCGGTTAATCGATGAAACGACTACAGATGCACTGCTAGTACACGACACCAAGCTCGAAGATCGAATCGATGACCTCGAATCGCTGTCCCAGGACCACGACGATCGCATCGAAGTCATCGATGGAGCTTTCACCGACGTAGTAGATCACGGAGACCGTCTCGACAATATTGAGTTATTTGAAGAACGGATTGAAACGCTAGAAAATCAACTGCGACAAATAACTGATCTCGATAAACTTGTAGAAAGAAAAGTTCAAGAAATGATCAGTCAAAACCGCCTCAAGCTCTACGTTGCATCCCCACCGCCTCAATAGTAGTTGAACTAATATATTAGAATTAGTACTATTTCGCTGACTTAGGAGAGTACGATGACTATAAATAAAGCAACACCCCAGGAATGGGACCGAGTAAGAACAAAAGTAAATCCTGACTATGTCGATCCATACGACATGCCCCCCAACGATCCAGTTAACAGCCCCAGCCACTACAACTCTGGCGACATCGAATGCATTGATGCTATTGAAGCGTCTATGTCTATCGAAGCATTCAAAGGCTATCTCAAAGGCAACGTAGAAAAATACGTCTGGCGTATGTCATATAAAGGCAGACCCGTCGAAGACCTACGAAAAGCTCGTTTCTACCTCGATCGACTAATCGGAATTGAAGTCAAAAACCCCACGACTAAATCAAAATGAGTACACCCTTCACTGATGTAGACGCAGCAGTTGAAGAAGGCCATTTCATACAAAACAAACTGAATAAGGCTGCTTATTTAGTGTGTGATGCCGACCATAAATTATACGTGCTCACTGAAGATCAATACCAACAGAAACAATGGGCTAATCACTCAGTGCTAGAGATATTTCATCCAGGAGGATGCTATGGAAACGAAGGAGTACTTCGAGAAACTGACTGATCTTCAAAACGATCACGTCCACCCCGAGTTCCACACCTTTACTACTGTGTGGATGAAGTCCCGCATGCCTGAACGATACGCTGAGTTGATGTCACAGTATCGTGTAATCGAGGGCGAAATTTACGCGCAGTACCAGTGTGACGACGCCGCTTCACCGGAGATACCATTTTAATGTTAGTTACCCTGGACTTTGAGACGTACTTCGACACCAAAGTATCTCTCACCAAACTCACGACGATGGACTACATCCGCCACGAAAAATTCAAAGTGTGGGGCGTAGGTATCAAAATTAATGACGAGCCTACTGAATGGTACGGCGAAGACGAAGCTGAAGTTGCTATCTCTGAAATCGACTGGAGGCAAGCTACCGTTATATGCCACAACACACCATTCGATGGCTACATTTTAACCAGGTACTACCGTGTCCAACCCAAGTACTACATTGACACCGCTGCAATGAGCAGAGGTCTGTTCCCAGGGCAATCAGCGCGACTCAAAGACTGTGCAATCCGCTGCTTCCCTGACGACGAGACTATGCGTAAAGGTGACGAGCTTATCGACGCAAAAGGTATCTATGACCTAGACCCAGAAATCGAAGAAGCACTCGCGGGCTACTGTATCCAGGACGTAGATCTCACCTGGGCGCTGTATCAACAAATGCGTCCGCGAATGCCTGACTCAGAAATGGATATCATCGACCTAACATGTCGTATGTTCTGCGAGCCAAAGCTGACCGTGGACCTCGAATCACTCACCGCATTTCGTGATGAACAGATCGCAGCTAGTGAAAAAGCGATCAATGACGCCGGTGTTGATCGGAAAATCCTCAGTTCTAACCAACAGTTTGCTGAGTACATCAAGAATGATCTAGGCCTCGTGCCGCCAACCAAACGCAGCCCGACTACAGGCAAAGACATTCCTGCCCTGGGAAAAAGCGACAAAGCATTTACCCAGATGCAGAGAATGTACCCAGAACACCAACTGATATGGGACGCACGTAAAGCAGTCAAGAGCCGCATCAACGAGACCAGGGCTCAACGCTTCATCGATGCTGCTCACGACGACGGCACCATCTCTGTCCCGCTGCGCTACTACGCAGCACACACTGGACGATTCGGTGGCACAGAAAAAATCAACATGCAGAACATGCCGCGCAACTCACCACTACGCAAAGCACTGTTCGCCCCGAAAGGTAAGCTCGTCTTTGTAGCTGACCTTTCAAACATCGAGGCACGCATGCTTGCCTGGCTTGCAGATGAAGATGACTTGCTCGAGCAGTTCCGTGCAGGTGACGACATCTATAGCAACCTGGCAACAAAGATCTATGGCAGACCCATCAACAAGACAGACGACCCAACAGAACGATTCGTTGGTAAGACAGCTGTCCTTGGTCTTGGGTATGGCATGGGCGCTGGTAAATTCCAGGCAACATTGGAATCAGGCGCAATGGGACCAGCAATGAAGTTTACGATTGACGAAGCATATGAGGTCGTCAATACATACCGGAGTACATACTCAGGTATACCACTTCTTTGGAAAAAATTGGAACTCAAACTAGCTAACACCATCAACCCTAGCTACGAAGAGTCCTGGCATGGCCTACGGTTCCACCGTGGCAAAATACATCTGCCTAACGGTATGGCCTTGCATTACAACAACCTCCGGTACGAGGGAGGTAAGCTCACCTACGACTCAAGAACAACGGAGTCTACTTGGGGTGGGCGTATTGCTGAGAATGTAGTTCAGGCGCTATCTAGAATCATAGTCACCGATTCTATGCTACGCATTCAACAAGACAAAAATTTAGATGCGGAAGTGGTTTTGACCGTCCACGATGAGATCGTATTAATTAGCAATGCTAATGATCCCGATGCTACAATGAATAAGCTTATAGCACATATGTGCAACCCGCCTTCGTGGGCACAAGAGATACCATTAGACGCGGAGGGCGGTTATGACTTTAGTTATAGTAAATAATTTCGATGCCGCGACTTGTACTGACACGCAAACTCAACGAGAAAATCATCCTTCACGATGATGACGGTGTTCTTGCTGAAGTTAAGATATCGAAAGTTGACCGAAATCAAGTTCGCCTAACCTTTGAGGCGGACGAAAAGGTCAAAATTGATCGCAAAGAGATATTTGACAAGAACGCAAATCCTACTAAATAGATATTAGTTATGCTAATATCATGTGCTCTGTAGGAGGAGCTATGCACTTAACCTTTTTGGAAGCCGCGAATGGACAACGGCTGAGCAAACGCCACTGTCCAAAAGACGGCTTCACTCCATACCCCCATGTAAAGAACGTAACATCACATCAACACGATATCCCGACCGACATCACTGGGTTATCGATGCTAGAAAAACTAATAAGAGATCATGGGCAGCAAGGTCACTGCCTCCTAAAAGGAAACCTCAAACGACCAATACAAAATGAATCTCGCGCCGGTAAGACTGATCGGGTTGGCTATTCAAATCTGTTAGTACTAGATATTGATGGCATCACAATCCCAGGGCATACAAACCCTAAGATGTTTACCGAAAAAGATGTTAGTACCCTAGCAAAAACAGTAATGCGAGAGCTGCCGCCAGAAGTGCAAGACTGTAGTTTCATTGCACAGGCGTCAGCAAGCTTGGGACTAAAAGGAGACAAAGTCTCCTTACACATATTTATTCTGTTAGCCCACGCTATGCCTGCTAAAGCAGTCAAGCTGTGGCTACAGAGTAGTAATTTTGAGTCTCAGCTGTTCTCGTCACAGCTTGAACTGTCAAGCAACGGCCACTCTCTAAAGTATCCGTTAGACACTAGCGTAGCTGATAACTCAAAGCTGATCTTCATTGCGCCTCCTACCTTTGAAGACGGAACCCACGACCCGTTCAGTTCCTCCTCTGAGCGGGTCGTGCGCGTTTCCGGTATCACAGAGACGCTCGATCTAGCTGCACTGATGAGCAACATCAGCCCTGAAGTTGTTTATCAGAAGAGTAACGAACACAAAAACAAGCTGCGTACACAACGTGGCTTCAAAGCTAAAAAAGAAAAACTGACAATTGCGACAGTTGACAACAAGTCAGAAGAAATCCTGACCAATCCAGACCGTATGTCGATCGCTATCGCAGACGACTCTAACCCCCCATACATACGCTGCAACGTAAATGGTGGGGACAGCAACGCGTACTACTTTAAAATCGAAGACCCTACGTACATGTACAACTTCAAAGGCGAACCGATCTGGTCTATCGAGCAAGCCGACCCAGACTTCTACAAGTCTTTGTTTGATGTGTACCAAGAAGAAATGGAAAAAGAAGGCCGCGCTAACTTCCCGATAGCTATGCGTGACTTCTATACCGACACTTATTACAACGGTGTATTCGATCCAAACCTGAACCAATTCAGCGACGAGTTCCCGCTAATGCCTTGCTCCTCAGCAAGCATTGAAGGGTTCATGCGCTCACATGGCCGCAGCAAGCCAGACTTCATACCAGATGCTCGAGTCATCTTCGACCCTGCATCTAATGATGAAGGCGTAAACCTTGCAAACGTGCCGTACCACATCAACATGTTCCGCAAGACAGAGTACATGCTGTCAACCCGTGAGCACGAACCGCTAAGCATGGGCGACTCACAAAAGATCGCGGACTCTTGTCCGTTAATCTACAAGCTCATGACTCACATTCTTGGGGGGCAGAACCTTGAGGTTGAGCACTTTACTAACTGGCTGGCATACATCTTTCAGACCAAGCGCAAAGCAATGACTGCTTGGGTTCTACAAGGTGTACCAGGCACAGGTAAGGGTATCTTCTATACCAAAGTACTCAGGCCTTTGTTCGGTAACGAGCACGTACCCATGCGTGCGCTACAAAACATAGAAGAACAGTTCAATCTGTACATGCGCCAGGCATTGTTCCTGGTAGTCGATGAGTTCCACATGGCTTCTGCAAATGCAGGCACTATGAAAATTGCTGACAAGCTCAAGAACGCCATCACTGAAAACACAATGACTATTCGTGCAATGCGGTCAAACCAGGTAGAAATGCCTAACTACACAAACTTCATCTTTCTTACCAACCGTATGGATGCTGTAAAAATTGAAGAAGGCGACCGCCGATATAACATTGCGCCTCGCCAAGAACAGAAGCTCGAGCATGTCTACCCAGAAGTTATCGATGGTATCGATGACATCAGTAAAGAACTGCATAAGTTCGCCGCACTGCTTCGTAACTATAAAGTTAACAAGCAGCTCGTGCGTACACCTATTGCTAACAACGCTAAAGCGCAGATGGCTCAGGTAACTATGTCAGTCATGGAAGAGTTCTTTGCAGCAGTACGACACGGCAAACTCAGTGTGTTCTTAGATATCTTAGACATCAGCCTGACTAACGTCATGCAAGGTCAAGAGATCACGACAGCACAGCGCTTCGTTAAACAGTGGGTAGCAGAGTCACAATGGCCACACTCAGTCATTCCAATGGAGCACCTCCGTGTTGTGTATGGCGTACTCACTGACGACCGTCTATCGCAACGAGAGTTCCAAAAGAAAGCAGCGCGATGTGGTGTTAGTAAAGAACGCAAGCGTGTACATGGTGCCTCAAGACACGCCAATACAGTAATGGGTGTAGTAACAGCTTGGAAATTAGAAGCTGACGTTTTCAATGAAGTTACCGGCAAGTACTTCGACGACAAAGACCGCAAGCTGCTAGCCGTCAGCTAAAATAATAGTTATACTAATATCTCTACTTATCACTACTAGGAAAGTAAATGATTAAGTTGACACAAGATGTACGTCCTGACGATGTCGTTGACTATGAAAAGCCAGAAAAACTAGGCGACGTTAGAGCCTGGAGTTACTCGGCTCTCAAAGTCTACGAAGAGTGTCCTTACCGCACGTACATTAGCCGTGTAAAAGGAGTCAAAGAACCTAGTGGCCCTGCTGCTGATCGTGGCACCGAGATCCACCAATACGCCGAAGACTACGTCAACGGTACGATGGGTGAGATGCACGACAGCCTTCACAAATTCAAAGATGACTTTGAAGAACTCCGCCAGCTTTACATCGAAGCAAAGGTAGAGCTTGAAGGTGAGTGGGGCTTTGACCTGGACTGGGCACCCGTAGGCTGGATGCAGAAAGAAACCTGGGCTCGCATCAAACTCGATGCCCTGGTCCAAGAAGACGACACGTCTGCACGCGTAATCGATTACAAGACCGGTAAGAAGTGGGGTAACGAAATAGCCCACGGACAACAGGGTCTGCTCTATGCAATCGGCACCTTCTTCAGATACCCACATCTACAGTTTGTACAGACTGAGTTCTGGTATCTCGATAAAGGTGAAACAACCAAGAAGACATACACGCGTGAGCAAGCAATGGTGTTCGCACCAGGCTTTCATCGTCGTGCTATCAAGATGACAACTGAAACAGAATTCGCTCCAACGCCTAGCAAAGACAGTTGCAGATGGTGCTCGTTCCGCAAGGGCGACACACCAGAATGCACCTGGGGCGTTGACTAGCAACCGTGTTGCTCCCCCAGTGAAACCCTTTCCCCACTTCGGTGGGGTTTTTTATTCCCGATCGGAATTCAAATGATCCTCACGAAACATGAAACATGAAGAGAGAATCCCTATGAAACTATTCAAGACCCTATGCAGCAATGCGCTTATGTTCATCGTAAGTGTACTTGCTGTCTTACTTACCCTATCTGTCCTCGGACAAGCCCTCGCTCTCGGTTTCTACGCGCTGCTGCTCACTGCAGTCGTGGGCCTTGTTGCGTTCTTATATTTCAGGAGACCTACGTGATTCAAGCAGTACTCACTTTACTCAGCCTTTACGAAACACTTTTTCTAATCGCAGCCATTATTGGAGTTACCTATGATTTTTGCAGGTCTACTTTCGGCGCTCGGCTTACTGTTCCTAATCTTTAAGTTTGGCATACGCCGCGTCATTGCCTACGACATACCTATCGACATCACCGTTACAGCTTTCCTCATGTACGCATTCGCCGGTACATACAGCGGCATGATCGCTGCAATGGTCGGCGGTCTTATTGTCTCCGTCACCTTGTTCATCATGAAACGCACCATGCGTCGCGAAGAACTACAACTTGTCAAAACCTCAAACTTTCCATATCGCGCCGTGCGCTGGATAGGAGTCCAACCATGATTGATTACAAAGAGCTGCTTTGCGGCCACTTAAAGGAGATGTACGGAAATGCAGATGTTCTACAAACGCGACGGGTGGCTAGTCGAATACAAACTCGTTACAGACCCAGCGGAAGCGATGTACTGGACTACACACCGTTTGAAGAAATCAGAGATCAGGATTATGACGCAGTGCGATCGCGCAACAGCAGCTCAACTCAGACAGGAGATACTCGATGACATCCTCAGTAGAGAACCTAATCCCACTAAAAGAAAAGCGGCCAGCTAAGCTGCTCAGCAGAGACAGCAACACCAAGCTGATCAAGACAGCCAAGAACCAACCGGTTGTCTTGGCTGGTCTGTCAATGATGCCAACGCCTGAGCTATGTCCTTCATCTAAAATTGCTAAATGCTTTGATCCCTGCCTCAAGCATAGTGGGCTCGCCCAGGTGTACAGGAGCATCAATGACGCACGTCAGCGCAAAACGGATTACTTTTTGCAGCAGACAGATGAGTTTATTAGCCACCTCAACAGAGAGCTTACTAACCTCAGTGCTTACGCTGCTAAACACAACAAGCGTGCAGTTGTCAGGCTCAACGTTCTGTCAGACGTAGCCTGGGAAAACTATGGTGTTATCCAGAACTTCCCTGACATCTTGTTCTATGACTACACCAAACGCGCTGCTCGTCTAGGTAAAACACCAAGTAACTACCATCTCATGTTCAGCTACAGCGGCGCTCCTAAGTACCAGACTCAAGTCAACATGGCGTTAAAGACAGACGTACCCATCACTGTAGTCTTTAAGAATGGACTGCCCTCTAAGTTCCTGGGACGTGATGTTGTAGACGGCGATAAGTCTGACCTGGATAACTTAAAAGCCCGAAACAAAATCATAGGGTTACGCGTCAAAGGTAACGAAGCTAAACAATCAGACAGTCCGTTTATCGTAGATTCGCAGACCTGTCCTGTTCCACTATTACTTGCTGCGTAATACATCCATTTGCCCCGATATATTAGCTATGCTAATATACTAAACCATCAATGAGTGATGACTATGTACGAACCTTTCGATCACCAAATTGAAACAACAGCCTTTATTCGTGCTAACCCTCGTTGCCTTATCACATCTGATCCAGGCACTGGCAAGACACGCTCCGTACTAGACGCGATCGTGGGCCGCGAATCACGAACCTTGGTCCTCGCACCGTTGTCCATTCTCGAAGCATCGTGGGGCGATGACATTGCAAAGTTCACACCCGAGCTTACGTACGCTGTGGCGTACGCAAAGAATCGCGAGAAAGCATTCAGCGGCACAGAACAAGTCGTAATCACCAACCATGATGCAGTCAAGTGGATTGCTAAGAACTACCACGTACTCGCTGACTTCGACACGCTAGTTATTGACGAGTTCACTGCGTTCAAAAACCAAAGCAGTCAACGTAGCAAAGCCTGCAAGAAGATCGCAGAAGCGTTCACGCACCGTATCGCTATGTCAGGTACGCCAAACAGCAACGGCATCCTAGACGTGTGGCACCCAACGCTAATCGTGGACGACGGACAACGGCTCGGGCGTCGCTTCTATAGTTTCCGATCATCTGTTTGCACACCACGTTTCAACGGCTTTGCTAACGAGTGGGTACAAAAAGACGACGCAGAAGAAGTTGTAGCTGCGGCCCTCAGTGACATCAACATCCGATACGAGCTGACTGAATGCATCGACATGCCAGAGCAAAGCATCAGCACTATGTATGTATCTCTTCCTAAAAAGATCATGCAGCAGTACTTGCAGCTCAGCGAAGACTCAGTGCTCTATACCGGCGAAGCTACCATCAACGCAGTTCATGCAGGCAGCAAAGTCAAAAAACTCCTACAGCTATGCACAGGCGCTGTGTACGACGAGCACGGTGAGACACAACAGATACACAAAGAGCGCTATGACCTGGTCATGCAGCTCGTTGCTGAGCGCGCGCAATCACTTGTTGCGTTCAACTGGAAGCACGAACAGCGGTACATGGTTGAGCTAGCTGACAAGCTGGGCATCAAACACGGCACGATCGATGGCAGTACGCCAGCTTCTAAACGCAAAGACATCGTTGACCGGCTACAAGCAGGTCAGTTGCAAGTTGTGTTCTGTCACCCCCAGTCAGCAGGTCACGGCTTGACCATGACCAAAGCTAAGTCAGTTATCTGGGCGTCACCAACCTACAACGCAGAGCACTACCAGCAGTTCAATCGCCGCATCTATCGAGCAGGTCAGACAGACAAGACCGAAGTCATTCAGATCGCTGCACGCAACACCTGGGAAACAGAGGTGTATGAGAAGTTGCAAGGCAAAGTCGATCGAATGGACCAGCTCCTCGGAATACTAAATCAACTAAAGCAAGCAGCCTAAACCCACCAAGAGAGAACCTACTATGACTATAAACGAACTTATTGAACTCAGAGCAACTGTCAAAGACGACATTGCTGACCTCAACGCCCAACTAAAAGTGTTGAACAAATCTAAAGAAGAGCTTGATTGGCAGCTCTTAACCCAATTGGACGAGCAGGGTTTGTCACGTACCGCTAATGACAAAGCCAGCGTGTCCATTAACCAAGATACTGTACCGGACGTGACTGACTGGGATGCTCTTTATGAGCATATCAACAGCACTAAAGACTACAGTCTCTTGCAAAGACGGGTATCGTCGACTGCATACAAAGAACTTCTAAAGCTTGGCGAAGAAGTCCCTGGTCTGCAGCCCCGTGAAATTCGACGCATTAACTTTCGATCCCTTTAAACATGAATCATGAAGAATGAAGAGTAAACATTATGCCTAAATCAGCAGTAGCAGTAGCAACCAGCCTCGTAGCATCCACTGACACCTTGCCAGCGCACCTCAAAGCTGTCGAAGGTTCAGGCCGAGGCAACGAAAACGTAGGTCAAAACGTGCAGATCCCTCGGGTCAAGCTCCTACAGAAAATGTCTAACGAAGTTGACAAGCACCACGCGGCTTATGTCGAAGGTTGCGAGCCAGGTCACCTGGTCAACACGTTGAACAACCACAATTACGGCAATGACTTGTACTGCATATCATTGACGTTCAAGCTCGAGTACGTCGTATGGCGTGACATTGAAGCAGGTGGTGGTTACGGTGGCGCGTTCAGCACTCAAGCAGATGCTCAGAAGTATATCGACGAGCAAGACAAACCTGCTGAGTGGGACATCAACGAGACACACGCACACGTCCTTCTTATCAAAGATCCCGAGACAGGTGAGCTAGAGCGTTCACCAGCGATCATGGATTTCGCCAGCTCCAAGCTGCGCGTATCCAAAGCATGGAACTCTCAGATCGGCATGAAGGGTGGCGACCGTTTCGCTGGTCTATGGAAAGTGTCCGGTGTACCTACCGAGAACAAGATG